TATTTTATATTTATCGTTAAGTTTTTTATCTTTTACAAGACACATCAGTTCTGCCTCAAGAGGATGAAGTCCTTGAAGCATATTGATAAAGATAGTCTCTTTACGCATTTGAGACATTGTATTGCTTCCACCCCTTACAAAGATGTAGAAGTTTTTATATTCATTACGGATTGAAGTCTTTAGCATTTCCGATGCAAATTCTTCTGTTCCATAATATCCATTACTCTTCATACCATCATTCTTTGATTTGCTAGTAATCATATCACTTAAATTTCCGCCAAGTGAAGTTTGATCTTCAGCACCAGCATAAGGAACTGGTCCAGGAGGAAGAACACTGATTACACTATCATCAAAGTTCATAATAAAAAGAGTCACAAGACCATCATTACGATATTCTTGGAGAACTTCTATTTTTTTTGCATTGCTTCTCTGCTTCGAAGCAAGTTCTAAAATTTCGTGCTGAAATGGATTAGGTTGAAGTTTAGGAATAGGAGCACTACTCGTCGTCTTCTTCTTCGTTGTCGTCGCTGTCATAGTCATTTTCAAACCTTACTGCTAAAATTTCGTCGGGAATTACATTTCCATTTTCATCAAACATTTCTGGGTGAGTATAAGCAACATAATTCTTTTCGATAGTATATTGCTTTAGTATCCATCCTAACACACCTCCCATAAAGAAAAACATAATTGATATTAATGTTCCTAGAGTAAGAGCTACTGCTAACATTGTTTTTCTCCGAGAGTTACTTCTTAATAATATCTAAATGAAAATCAAAACTTAAGTGTATCTCCCTTCGAAAGAGAGATAACATCTTACCAAAACGAATACGGAATGTTTTTGGTCTTGATGGTTTCTCCCTCCTATTATGTTTTCTTAACATCAATTCAAATCCCCGATTAATATGAGGATCTAACTTATTTAGTTTTCTTTTTTCGCCTTCCTGGTCGTTTATCATAATTATATTTCCAGGCATCTTCTAAAATACTAGACAAATAATTTCTAATTTTCCTTGCTTGTGGTTTTGGGATATGCCCATAACCTTCACGAAGTTGCTTATGAATTTCATCTGAACCACCTTCAATATAATCGTCCAAATCTTTAACAAGATTATCGATTTCATTTGCGGTAAAACTTTTGATAAATCCCTCAACTTCACATCTTTTTGTTTTACGAATTTTTAAATAATCATAAAATTTCAAAACAAATTTTCCTTGAAAAGCAAAATCAATTGCTTTCTCCACGTCATTATAAACTTCGTAAAAATTAGTTTCCATTAAACTAGTTTTTTCTCCTGTAAGTATTGAACTGTATCAGAGCATCCGCCCAGATTTTCATGATCGTTTAAGACAACTTGAGGAAAAGTAGATCCTAAACCAAACTGTTCGTAAAATTGATCCCTATTGAAATCACTTCCAAGAGTGTAAACTACATGATCAAGACCTGCTAATTCTAGCACTTGTTTGATTTTGACGCAATATGGGCAACCTTGCTTTGAATAAACCGTAAATTTCATTTAAATAATCTCCTTTAATTAATCCATAAACTGTAATGATGATTTATTTTGTCGATGCAATTTCCAAGAATTTAGAATAGATTCATGAGATTCTAAATGCCCAAACTTATGTCCAGAAACAAAAGTAGAATCTGTAGAAATATTTTCAATGAATATTGGACAATTATATACTTTTCCAATTCCGGTAAAAAGAATATTTTCTACAATTGGAATCTTGTGATGAAATAAACAGCACTCAATACTTATAATTGATGGATCAGGGAACATCCAATCAGGATTCCAATAGCAATGTATTGGAGTTTCATTTATAGGATTAAGAACATATTTATTATCTTTACGATAAGCATTGACTATCTTTTTAGCATAATCTTTTTTCATAAGGTATGCAGTTGCTCCCCAAAAATTCCACATTCTTGGTGCCATTTCAAGAGATTCAACTTTAAAATGATCACTTATAATGAATAACTGAATACACTCCCAATCTTTGGGTAATTTACTATAGAATTCTTCCCAAGTAAAATTCCAATAAGAAACTGTTTCTAAACTTAGATCATCTTCACAGAAGAATGCATAGTCATCGTCAGTCTCTTCTATCCAGTTATTTAACATATTAATATGAGAAACTGTGCAGTCAGCACCTCTCAAATTAACTATATCATCATCCAAATAATCAGATTCTATTATATGATTATTGTCTGGATATTTTTTAGACAACAAAAAATTAATTTCTGTTATACCATATTTAGAAAATTCACTCAATAACATATTCCTTCTAAGTGAATTTTCTTCCAAACTTACACAATGTATTTTTGGAAAATTTTTTAATTTATTTACCGGATCTTCTATCAGGTATTTTTCGACTATTTTTTTTATTTCATCAATTCTATTTTTCCACCACAACAAAACATCTTTTCTAATTGATATTATTTGATTTTCATCATTCAATAAATTTTTACATATCTTAACTGCATCCTCCCAAGAATTTGCAAAAATCCAGGGAGGATTTTTTTCGTATTTAAAGGTATTTTCTATTTCCTTTTTGGACCCAACCACAACAGGAATAGCACCATTCATAGATGCCTCATAAAGCCTAAAACAATCCAAAGAAGAATTACCGCGACCACATGGAACGAAAATTGATCTAGAATATATTTTACACATTGCATCCTTTGACATAGATCTGCCAACAAAATGATTTGGAATGTTTAAAAAATTTGTAATCATTTTAGATCTATCGGATTTAATTTCTCCTAAGAAAGACCAACTTAAATCCTTTTTTTCTTGGAATACTTTGCAACCATTAGTATATCCAAGTGGAATATGAACAGTATTATCGGCATAAAAATAATTTTTATGATGATAATTCCTCAAAAATAATTGGCAATAATTTGCTAATTTATTATGATCCTGTAAATCCTCAGCCACAAACTCATCAGATAATTGTATTATAATTTCTGGATTTGTTTTCAATACTGCTTGCAAAACTTCGTCATAGGTAGGGATGCGACTCCAAGAATAATTCTGAGGTTCTCTACAAAAATACACAAAGACATCAAATTTTTCAGTAGTATTTTTAATATTTTCTAATGTTAGAAAATAATCATCTCTTTCAACTTGACTAGGAAGCAATTCATTTACAATGAAATCATATTCGCACATATGATCTTTTGTTTCTATACCAAAAAATAATACCTTTATCATAGTATTTAATTACTTGTTAATATTTTAACACATTCTTTAATAGTTATATAAATGTAATGCCACTCTTCATATAAGGTAATATCAGAATCTCTTTCAAAGAAATCAATAATTTTTTTTATCCTATTCATATAACTACAGGTTTTTGTTGCCCTTCGGGGAGTTTTATCTTTCTAGGTTCAAGTAAGTTATCAATATACTCATCAAATTTTTCTGAAGATACTGTATGAACTGCAACAATCTCAGTTGTGGGAAGTGACTTAGGAATTTCTACATCCACAACAGGGCCCATAAGAAATTTATTTTTTGTAATAGTTCTATTCTGAGGATCAAATGAAACCATCATTAAAGCATCTTCTTCTTCACCACAATCAGCAATCTTTCTACCGGTCTTTGTTTCAATTACTGAAAAATATTCTTCATTATACTTTTTCATCTTTAGAAGTCTTTTGATTATTATAGAGCACTTGAGGTTTCATGTAAAGACCTGGCCATGTGTCTCTAATAATTTCTGCAAGTTTATGAGGTGTCGTAGAAGATATCATAGGTCTTGTGTTAGAGACATTAAGAACATAAAGAACCCGAAGAGGATAAAAAGTATGAGGATGAGTAACATAAGTTAAAAATACATCATAGAAAGAGTAAATATGACGAATATGATAACTGTGAATATCATCATACCTACGCCTGCCCAGATTATCCAAGGTTCCATAGGATGATGTTGAGGATTATGAGACATAAAAAAGAGGGTTGTTATACCCTCTTAATTATATCAGTTATTTAGGTTTTATCAACCAATAGCAGGTGCAGTGAGAGCAACAGGAGTTACATCAGCAGCAGCAAGATCCAGAGGGAAGTTATGTGCGTTTCTTTCGTGCATTACTTCAAAACCAAGATTTGCTCGGTTAAGAATGTCAGCCCAAGTATTAACCACATGACCTTGACTATCAAGTAGTGATTGGTTGAAGTTGAAACCATTGAGGTTAAATGCCATGGTGCTAACACCAAGAGCAGCAAACCAGATGCCAACTACAGGCCAGGCAGCAAGGAAGAAGTGCAGTGAACGTGAGTTATTGAAGGAAGCATATTGGAAAATAAGGCGACCAAAATAACCGTGAGCAGCAACGATGTTATAAGTCTCTTCTTCTTGTCCGAACTTGTAACCATAGTTCTGTGACTCATTCTCAGTGGTTTCACG